CTAGAATGAAAGATTTAAGAGTAATCGCGCTTGCCTGATATGGATTACTTAAAAGTTGAAGGACACTCTAACCTCTATAGAGATCCTAAAACAAATTCTATAGTGAATAAAAACTCTACGCAATATCAAGAATATGTTTCTAGAAGAGACTCAAGAAGTGAAGAGAATCAAAAGATACAAGATCTTGAGTCTGATTTTGCTAGAATGAAAGAAGATCTCAATGAGATTAAAAGTTTACTTAGGAGTTTAGCAAATGAACCCAGATGATATAGAGTTGACTAATTTGTCAAAAAGTTTTGCATATACAAAAACAGCATCTGAGATAGATAGTATTGATGATAAAGATGCTTTAAAAAATATTGCAAAAGCATTCTGTAAACTTTATTATAAACAACAAGAAACAATGATAGCGATAGGAGTTCCATCAAATGGCTAATAGAGAGGTTACTTTTGACGAAGACTCTGGAACTCCCTTTGTCTCAAATTTAACCATTCAAGGTGGAGCTAGTTTTAGCAATACTTTTGAAGTAAAGAAACCAAATGGAACTGCTTTTGACTTAACAGGTTATAGTGGTTCTGCACAAATGGCAAAAAGTGTTGCTGTTGGTGCGACTCTAGGAGCAACTGAAACTTTTACAGTTGGAATAACTAGTGCTGCTGCAGGAAAAATAAAAGTTTCTTTAGCAGCAACGACTACTAGAGGAATTAGTGCGGGAAGATATGTTTATGATTTATTAGTAACAGATAGTCTTGAGCAAGTAGACGTGCTTAGCACAGGAATCGCTGTTGGACAAACCGCAGGAATAGGAACAACTGCATTTGTCTTAAATAAGATAACCAATGTTGCAGTAGGAGATTCTATATCAGTCGGGGCAGCGATAACGACGGTGCCAGTGGTTTCTATTGCATCAACTCTAAACAAAGTAACTATAGGGACTGCAAATACTTCTCCTTTAGAGGTGCTTCCAGGAACTGCAGTCACTTTTACAAGAGTTGGTTCTGCCTCCACCATTTATAGAATTGTTCAAGGCAATATAATTGTGAAGGCTGCTATATCAGAATCACCCTAAATACTACAAGGAAACTTGTGATTAAATGGCACAACCAGCAAGTAGAACAGATTTAATAAATTATTGCAAGAGAAAACTGGGAGCACCAGTTTTGGAGATTAACGTTGCCGATGAGCAAATTGATGATCTTGTGGATGACGCTCTGCAATTTTTTCACGAAAGGCACTTTGATGGTGTGCAACCAACTTTCTTGAAATATCAATTTACTCAAGATGACATTGATAGGGGTAGAGCCCCAGCAGGAAATGAACCAAATGCAGGAATTGTAACTTCCACTGCAGAAGCAACAATTGTTGGAACTGCTGTTACATTTACATATAAAGAAAACAGTAATTATATACAAATTCCACCGTCAATTATAGGAATCAATAAAATCTATAAGTATGATGGCACTAACACAGTGACAAATAACATGTTTAGTGTCAAATATCAAATGTTTTTGAATGATGTATATTACATGGGTTCAATGAACCTTTTGAATTATGCAATGACTAAAACATATCTTGAAGATATGGATTTCGTATTGACAACTCATAAACAAATAAGATTCAATCAAAGAGTTGATAGACTTTACTTAGATGTTGACTTTGGTGATGTTAGAGTAGATGATTATATAATTCTGGACTGCAATAGACTCGTCGATCCCAATGACTTTACTAGAGTATATAATGACAGTTTTGTAAAACTTTATTTGACTGCTTTAATTAAAAGACAGTGGGGACAAAATTTAATTAAATTCCAAGGAGTAAAACTTCCAGGTGGAGTTGAACTTAATGGTAGACAGATATATGATGACGCACAAAAAGAAATAGATTCAATAATGGAGAGGATGTCCAACACCTATGAATTACCTCCATTAGATTTGATTGGTTGATAATATGTTAAATCCATTCTTCCTTCAAGGTTCCTCAGGAGAACAAAGTTTAGTTCAAGATTTGATCAACGAACAGTTGAGGATGTATGGTGTTGAGGTTCATTATTTGCCTAGACAATATGTCACTCAAAATACTATATTGAGAGAGGTTATTGAATCTAAATTTGATAACGCATATCCAATAGAAGCATATGTCAATACTTATGATGGATATGGAGATAATACTCAACTTCTCTCTAAATTTGGTATACAAGCAACTAATGAGTTGACGGTGACTATATCAAAGGAGAGATTTGAACTTTATATTTCACCATTAATAAAAAACGTACCAAACGTAAAACTTTCTACAAGGCCAAAAGAGGGAGATTTGATATGGTTCCCTCTCGGTGATAGATTATTTGAAATTAAATTTGTAGAACATGAAAAACCATTTTATCAACTTCAAAAGAATTATGTTTATGAGTTAAGATGTGAACTCTTCAGATATGAAGATGAAGTCATTGATACTGGAATTGAAGAGATAGATGATAGTGTATCTGAAGAAGGAAATATCAGCACTTTAACTCTGGTTGGATCTGGAGTTACTGCTACTGCCATCACTGGTATCATGACTAGTGGTGCTGTTCAATTGATTACACTTACAAACAGAGGTGAAAAATATATTAATGCTCCAACTGTTGCAATTTCATCTGCACCCGATACAGGATCTAGAGCAACAGGAATTTCTACTTTGATAAGTGGAATCATCAACTGTGAAGGAACAAAAATTGGCAATAAAGTTCAAAATGTTTACATCAATAATCCAGGTTATGGGTATACTGCAGCACCTGGTATAGTCTTTATTCCAGAATATAATGATCCAGGTGTTGGTGCAGCTGCAACCACCGTTATTTCCGATAACACGATTGGTATCGTAACTCTTACTTCGGGAGGTTCAGGATATTCAACCACACCTGCCGTAACTTTCAGTGCTCCAGGAGGACTTGCTGGACTTGGAACAACTGCTACAGGTATCGCTGTTGTAAGTGCGGCTGGAACAATCTCCAACATTTATATAACAAATGCAGGTGCTGGATATACAGAGGCACCTACAGTTACAATTGGTTCTCCATATAGTAGTGGAAGTGGTAACTTTATTGATACTGAAACTATCACAGGATCTAGTAGTGGAACTACTGCAATAGTTAAATCTTGGAATGCTTCCACTAATACTTTGAATATTTCTAATTTGACTGGAGACTTTACTATTGGTGAAACGATAACTGGATCTGAAAGTAATGCCACTTATGAAATTAGAATATTTGAAGATGATAACACCGTCAATAATTATCCAGATAACGACATATTCCAAACTGAAGGAGATTCTATTTTAGACTTTAGCGAGAAAAATCCATTCGGAACTCCATAGTATAAATACTTTTATCCTTAAGCATTGATTAATTAAAATAGGTAATACTATGTTTGAGTATTTTTATCACGAAATTTTAAGAAGGACTATTGTATCTTTTGGTACTCTGTTTAATAATATTGAGATTCAGCAAACAGATTCTTCAGATAATACCAAAAATATAATTAAAGTTCCTCTTGCATATGGCCCTACTCAAAAGTTCTTATCTAGAATTGAGCAGTCTGCAGATTTAAGTAAGAAAGTTCAAATTTCATTGCCAAGAATGTCATTTGAGTTTACTGGACTACAATATGATCCATCTAGAAAAGTAACAACTACTCAAACTTTTGTCACCCAAAATGTAGAGGATAAAAGTGAGGTTAGAAAGGCATATATGCCAGTGCCTTATAATATGTCATTTGAGTTATCAATTTATACCAAATTAAATGATGACATGCTTCAAATTGTGG